CATTGCAGCCGTAAGTTAAGTCGAAATAAACCGTATTACCTTCGACCTGAATGTCTGTAGACAAGTCCAAGTAGGGGAAAGAAGGGCACAGCAGCTCAGGCTTGTTAACTAACATATTCATGAGTTAGTACCTCGTATCTTTCTGAGTTGCTCAACTGCCTTTTTAACGTCGTCTTCTGAGCGATATGCGCCATATTGGACATGCAGTTTATCTGATGAGTCATTTGCAAAAGTGCAGTGGTCATATCCAGTGCTATAGAAGGGTGAGAGGAACCAGTAAATATCACCCACCTTCGGCTCAAAAGGCTTCGGAGCTCAATCAATTATGGTTTGGTTTGAGCGGAAATCAACACAACAATCAAAAATATCAAGATTGTATTTGCTCTCATCTAAGTCATACCAGTTGACACAATTTACATTCTTGATTTGAATATCAACTCCATTAGCCCACGCAAGCTTTGCCTCAGCACCGCTAATCAATGCTGGGTCTTGGGGTTGAGCGATTGGTGTCAAACTATTAGCAATATAGTTTTCATAGTCATTTGATTTATTAATAGCTGATTTACACCATTCACCCTGCCAGTAATAAATAACCTTGTCGCTAGTTAAATAGATTGATTCATCCCGCTTGTCGCGATGAGTCGCATCCTTCACATCATTACGCTTCAACACAACAAGGTCGCGGAGTTGAGGGAGGGTGAGTTCTTTAGAATCATTAAAATCAAAATAGGTATCTCTATGAGTCCATTCAACAAGCCCATTTCTCTTTAAAAATAATCCTTTAACAACTTCGCCACTGGCATTTGAATATGAAAAGTTAATCCCATAACCCAACGTGTTTATAAGACTTACAACTTCTTTGAAGTTTTGCTCATCTTTAACTTTGATTTTGTAGTTATCCATCACTTCACCCCCTCAACCTGAACGCGGACATACATGTTCTGTTTTGCTTTGAGTTCGTTGACGTGTTGCTCGTCGGCACAGCCTTTTAAAAAAGCAAATGCAATGAAGGTGATAATCCAGAAAGCTACAAAAGCTTTCGAGCCATCCCTAAAGGCTTGGCTAAACTTGTACTTTTCAATTCTTTGATTCATACTTATCTCACTCATTGAGTAAAAGTCCCGTGTCGCCAAACAGTCGGGACTTTTTTATTTTTACCAGTTTGTGATAATGGCAATCACTTCACCTAAACGAACAACTTTTAATTCACCATCAGAGAGAATCAGGCTGGTGTAGTTTGTTCCTTCCGCTAAAGTTTTAAATTGATTCATACTTATCTCCGCATTTGATGCAAACCGCCTAGACTCTGACCCCTATGGCGGTTTTTGTTTATAAGGTGAGTAAAGCATACTTTACCTTGTAGACATTGTAAAGCCTACTTTACTAATTATTTTTAAGTACACTTTACTTTTTTGAACTAAAAAACCCACCAAAAAGGTGGGCTGTTACTACTTTCTTAATTAAATTATTGTCTTAAAAAATCTTTTTTTATAGACCACATGTTTTTAATGGTGTGATATTTAGGACTCACCACTGAGACAATTAAAAATTGCCACTCTTTTCTTTCATCACCTTTCATGTAACTTGTTGTGTTCTCTACCTTTTGAATAGGTATAACAGCTAAAAGATCTCCCTCATTTATTGTATAGTCACCTACAAATTGAGTTGAAGCGTGGGCAAAAAAAGGAGGGTCACCAGCAACTTTAATCATTATTGGTTCTGAGGGTTTGAGTATCTTTTGAGAGGACAAAGCTAATACAGGCCTATCTTTAACAATAGAATTGTCCATATATTTAATTGAATACTCAAAAGCAGACTGGTTGTCATTGAAAGCCAAAATATTAATATTATCTTTTCTTTTAGATAGTTTATTAGAACGGTTATTTAAAAACCGAACCAAAATAAATAAAAGAAAAATAACAACAAAAAATATTAATAAATAAGTAACTAGGTTCATCTATTATTCCTTTAACTTTATTTATATTTTCTCATGTGTAAGACCATCACACCTATAATTGATATATTGTGATTAAGTGATGAAAGTGTTGGGTAGTCTGGATTTAAAGGAACTAATTCAAAAATTTCCCTTCCAAAATCATCATATCCAATTACTCGATACTTCTTGAAAGTTGCCTCATAGTCACCATTTTGAGCTACCACAAAAGAACCGGGCTGAGGCATTAATGCTGTGTCGATTGTTAAAAGATCACCTGGTTTAAAGTCTGGCAACATACTGTCACCCTGAACGGTAAGACTAAATACACTTTTTTCTTTTGCTGATTTATAAGTCGTATAAGTTTCACCTATTGGATTTACCCCATCGTAACCAACAGAGTTAAAAAGGCCAGCTTGTACATAATCTAGTACAGGAATTTTGCTAATTTCATCATTATTAAATACTACATTCGCATCTGATTTTTTATCTAGCAGCATTGGGGCACGTTCGCCAGCAAGCCATTTATGGTTAACACCTAAGAATTCTGCTGCAAGAGTCAAGTTACTGCCATCCAGTTCTTTTGTTGGCCCATTAAACCACTGACCAACACTTGCTTTACTTACTTTACAGAATTCAGCCATTTCTGTGTTTTTTAGTTTTTTATTACGAGTTGATTCGTAGTGTTTTCTGGCTTGATGCATGCGTTCTTGAAGCGAAGACATAATAAAGATTCCCAAATTAGTAAAGCTAGCTTAACTTTTTATAAGTAAAGTTTGCTTGATTTCGTTAAGTAAAGTATGCTTTACTTGTCTTTGTTTACTGGAGTAAAGAAAGTGCAAGTACTGATGAAGAAAAGTGACGCCATTCAGGCGTTCAAAACAAAAGTCGGTGTGGCAAAAGCAATTGGGATTAGTAAACAAGCAGTTAGCTTATGGGGCGATATGGTTCCTGAAGGTTCGGCCTCTAAATTATTGCTTGTAAATCCCAACATCCCACACACGATCAAAGCGGCTTAGGTGGTGACATGGCCGAGAAATTAACCGCAAGTGTCACCTTTAAGTGCACGGATGAGGAAAAGATTCTTTTAGAAAGAATCGCTAGATCAAGAAAACAAACTGTTTCCGAATTAATGAGAGAGCGTGGCATTGATGTAATCCGTGAAGTTCAGGAGTTACTTCAAAGTCTACAGGCTGAGTTCGATCTAACCACAGTTACCGTAGATACAAGAAATCCTGAGCCATTCGAACTAGAACTGGCACCAAATCCGCATAAAACACAGGCACAAAAAAAGCCCAATTGTCGCAACCAATTGAGCCTTATCTGCCATTCCACTGCAAAGCAATGAAACGAGAACTGAAATATGAATTTAGCACATAAACATGACTCACCACAAGGTGATGTTATTCCGTTTCCAAAACAAGAGCGACAAGATATGTCAAAGAAAGAAGAAGGCTACACAAGATTGCCTAACTCTTTAATTGACGAGCAAATAATGGCGCAATTAAGCGACAAGGCATTTAAATGTTTGATGCTAATAATTCGTCAGACTTCTGGTTTTAATCGCAACTCAGACAAGATTGCCACTACGCAATTTCAAGAAGCGTGCGGTATCAAAAAAACAGATAAGGTCTATGCCTCAATTAAAGAACTTGAACAGAAAAGTTTAATCAAAGTTGAGCGTAAAACTGGCGGATTAAACACCTATTATTTGTTAGAAAACCAATCCCAAAATAAGGTACTACCTGAAAATTGGACTACCCCCAAAAATGGGGAGGGGACTACCCCCAAAAATGGGGAGGGGACTACTCCCAAAAATGGGGACACTACAAAAGAAAATATTAAAGAAAACTTTAAAGAAAATACATGTAGCGAAAATCCAGTCGATACAGTGCTCAAACTTTGGACTCCAGATTTGGATTCGTTGAATGCTTGGTTGCAAAGATCAGGTATCGCAAAAATGACTCAAGCCGAGGTTGATGGTTGGTTACTTGAGATCAACGGGTACTACTCAACAAAACTTGAAGCGGGTCTGCTTACAGATACCCAAATGTACACAAACTTCGTGAAGTGGATTAAACGCAATTTCTCAAGTCGTAAGCCTGCACAGCCTCAAACATCACGCAACGTTAACGATGCTTGGGCTAACAACCCAGCTCAATACACCAAGACGCTTGAAGAAGCTGAAATACCGGAGGACTGGGTATGAACGCAATGCTTAATCCAGAAGTTATGCAAGGTTCAGGTTTCTGCACTAAGCACAACGTGAAAGAAATCATCATGGGAGGCTTCCAAGGCTGTCCACAATGTGCAATCGAGTATGTGAATGCAGCAAACAAGCAACATGATTTTGAAGTTCAGAAGTCTGTACGTGAAAAACACTTTGCAGGCGCAATGATTCCAGATCGCTACAAGGAAGCAGGATTTAAAAACTATCGTCGTGATCATGATGGGCAGATTGAGGCTTACAACCTAACTACAGCGTATGCACGTGAAATTTTAAAGGGCGAAGTAAAAAATCTGGTCATGGTCGGAAGTACCGGTACAGGTAAAACACATTTGGCGTGTGCAACTGCAAGAACGCTTTTAGCTAAAGGCAACTATGCACGTTACATCACAAGCGAAGAATTGGCTCAACGCATCATGAAAGCGTGGGACAAGGACACAAAAGATCAATCAGAGCAATCAGTAATTCATGAGTTCACGACCTACGATTTGCTCATTCTTGACGAGTACGGATTGCATGACCGTGATAAGCGCTTAGAGCTTGTGCACAAAGTTCTTTACTCACGCTATGACGCATGCAAAGCAACGATGCTCATTTCAAACATGACACTTGAACAACTCAAAAATGATTTGGGTGATCGCCTTTGGTCACGTTTCCAACATGGCGGACTCACAACCATTGAGTGCAACTGGAAAGATGCGAGGGCGGTATGACACTAACAGAAATTAAATTCCGATTAATCACAATCGCAGAAAAAAGAAAGCGTCCTTACTTCGACATGATCGTGGTTAAAGAAGTGCATGAGGCATTCAAAAACAACACCTACCACGAATTAAAAAATTACGTGCTTGCTGAAATGGAAGTTTCTGTTTTGAACATGGTGGAGTTAGGCAGATGAACTACAAGGAAATGATGGCATTGCGTTGTGCTTACAACCATGGATTAAAGACTGCTGAAACAAGAGCAGCAGCATGTTTGTACGTAAAACTTAGAAGAGCTGGCCTGTTAGAGCAGTTCAAGACCCAACAAGAAGGGGCTAAATCATGAGAATAACTGAACAACAGCTAGAAGCAATTCAAAACAAGCGAAATAACGCACAAAAAGGCACATTACAGCGCGATAAAAGCAAAAGTGATGCAAGGGTAGCGGCACAACTAAATGAAGCAAATACAAGCGAAATTAGAGCGTTTTACGAAGAAGGTTTAAAAGTCATTTTAGATTGTGAAATTAAAACTGCACCACCGTCAGTA